TTACTGCCCAGCCAACATCGGCGAATTGCCGAGTCTTCCGATTCCTCGGGCTGCGAGTTCCAGAAAAATGGTGCCGCTTACGTGACTCGAACACGTGACCCCATCATTACGAATGATGTGAAAGCATCTTTCATGAACCGACATTGCCCAACAGTGGATAACGCTAGAACCTTAGCATTTTCAGGCCTTGCGCGGCCATATGCCGGCCGTGTTAATAACACCAGCTAACAGCGGCAGACAGCCGCCTGTGTTACCCTGGCGTTACCCCGGAAAGCGGCATGTCAAAGACAATCCTGACCCAGAAGAAACTGGAATCGATCGGCAAGGCAGCCGCTGCTGAAGGCTATGTCGTCAGGACGGAAATTCCTGACGCGGGGCTTCCGGGTCTCTATCTAGTGGTGCAGCCAAGCGGCTCTATGAGTTGGGCGGTTCGGTACCGCCATGCAGGTCGGCCGCGGAAGATGACCATCGGGCCGTTCGTCTTAGGCGACGACGCGACATTTCCGCTTTCAGTCGCTCGGGCTGCCGCCAGGGAGGCGTTGCGCATCGTTGCCGACGGCAGAGACCCTGCAGCCGAAAGAGCCGAGCGTGAGGCGCAACGGCCGGCAGAAATGGACCTAGTTCCGGCGGTGTTGGATGACTTCGTCAAAAGGCACGTCAAAAAGAAAAATCGGGAGAGCACCCAGAAGAACACCATCGCCTTCATCGATAACGAAATCAGGCCGGTATGGAAATCTCGGGACATTAAGACCATCACCAAGCGTGACGTCGTTGACCTGCTCGACAAGATTGCCGATCGGGGCGCACCAGAATCCGCGGCGCGTGTGCGCGCCATCCTTAGCAAGTTTTTCAATTGGTGCGTCGATCGGGACATCGTTGATGCTTCACCTGTCCCGAAGGGCACGACGGCGAAACAGGGCTCGAGCCGTGAGCGCGTTCTGACCGACGACGAAATTAGGCTGCTATGGCTGGCCTGCGATAAGGCAGGCTGGCCCTTCGGTCCACTCGTTAAACTCCTGCTCTTGACAGCGCAGCGCCGCAACGAGGTTGCTCATGCAGAGCTCAAAGAATTCTCGCTGACGGGAAACGATCAGCAGTGGGTTATTCCGGAGGAGCGGACGAAGAACGGACAGGAACACGGCGTCCCTCTCTCCGCTCTGGCACTGCAGGTCATCGAGGCTCTCCCGAAGGTGGGGAAGAAGTTCCTGCTCTCGACGACAGGCGAAACGCCAATAAGCGGGTTCTCCAAGGCCAAAAAGATAATTGACGCTGAAATGCTGGCGCTAGCTAAGAAAGAGGCGGTGGAACGTGGCCTGGAGGCGGATGAGGTGAAGTTGGAGGCGTGGACCTTCCATGATCTTCGACGCACTGCCGCGAGCGGGATGGCGCGCCTCGGCTTTCCAGTCCACGTGGTCGAAGCCGTGATCAATCACAAGAGCGGTGCAATCCAGGGCGTCGCCAAGATTTACAATAGGTACGACTATCTCGACGAGAAGCGCCAGGCTCTCACGGCTTGGGCTGATTTAGTGCAGCAAATCGCGCTCCGGCAGGCCGCTGCGGCGCTTCCCTAAAAGGGAATGTCATCGTCTAAATCTCGACTAAAGTTCCCCGGTTCCCGCTTCGGATCAGATTTGGCTTTTACGGGCCATTCAGGAACCTTGAGTTTCGCTTCACCCAGAGCTTTCTGCATTGCCGCACCGGCAGCGAAATAATCCTTAGAGCGCCCCTCCTCGTGCATTTGGACGAACTCATCGATTCGCGGCCAGAGGACGTCCACATACGCGCTGATAATGCTGACGCCCTGCGCATCTTCGAAAAAGAATGGCCAGTGCTCTTTTGCGAATGCGAGTTGGCGCTCCTCCTCGTACGTCGGGTACAGCTCAGGGATGCGAGCGACGCGCAATTTTCTTACCCCTTCACTGACATGCCAGATATCTTGCCAAGTAGTATCTGGCTCGTAAGTGTCTTTGCCCGGAATAGGGTTGTTGCTCGCGGCAGCCATAATAGCGCGTTCAACGACAGTAGTGATTGTCTGCCCATTTAGGCGAGCAACGTAGTCCAGCAGAAACCGCGTCTTCGGGTCCAGCCGGATCGTCAGCATCTCCGTCTTTGCTGCTTTGGCAGTCGGTCTTGCCACAGATCGCCCTCCGATAACCGTCTTTCCCCATACGCCGCCTGTGAATTACGGGCAACGGCAAACTTTGTAGCATGGTTGCATTTGATGGTTAACGAGTGATCGTGTATATAGATTGATGTACGCAACTGAGGAATCGTGAATGAATCAAGAACATAGTGAGCGCGGTAAAACGGAGTTTCTGACCGGACCGCAGGTCGCCGAAAGGTACAAGATTTCTGGAATGACCCTTTACCGCTGGCTTCGGGACCCGAAGTTGGCATTTCCGCAGCCGATGGTGATCAATCGGCGCAAATTCTTCAATGAAACTGAGCTGACCGCCTGGGAACGCGACCGCGCAAAAGGTGCCGCATGAGGTCAGTAGAAAACAAAAAGCAGCAGGGGCTGAAGTTTGCAGACCGCACCCCCGCTGCTCGATCAGACATCGCTTTTGAAGCGACCTCCCAAAATCACCAACGGTAAGGACTGTCGATGACGACACAAGCTAAAGCACACTATCGCATGCGCGTCCAGATTTTGGACAAAGGTGAGCCGCTAGGGCTTCCCATAGCTGTGGAAGGACGCCTTTGCTGGGCGCTTCGAAATCTGATCGATGCCGGCGCCGCCGGTTGCACTCCGATCACCACGCCGGGGCCCCGATGGTCGCACTACACATGGCGCCTTCGCGGCATGGGTTTCGCAATCGAGACCATTCACGAGAAACACGGCGGCCCGTTCCCGGGCACGCATGCTCGATACGTGCTGCACTCAGAGGTTTCCCTGTTGGAAGACGCGAAGGTGGCCGCATGATGAATGTGGTTGCCGACGAGAAGGTGAGGGCCGCCGCTAGGTGGCTCTCCAATCAGAACCCTGTGCCGCCGCATGTCGTGAATGTTCTCAAGACGAAATTCGACTTGAAGGCACTGCAGGCCTGCGAGGCATGCAAACTCGCCAGCGATTTTAGGCGAGGTGCCGTCGAATGACAGCGAAAACCAGAAAGCCGAAGAAAAAGAAGGATACGAGCCTGGCGACGTGGAAGTTCGACCTTGAAAATACGGTCAATGCAGATCCGCGCCTCGGTCCAGCATGTTTGAAAATCGTGCGTGCATATTTGGACTTCATGGGGGACATCAATGCCGCCCCGTACTTGTCGCTAGTGCACCTTCGGGCGCTCACCGCGTTAACGGAGCACACGATCATCAAAGCTCGCCGTGAGCTCGTAAACGAGGGCTATTTCAAGGACGCCGGTAAAACCAGTTCTGGAGCGATCCGGTACCAGATCGTTAATGCCGGCAAGAATCGTGTTCTCGATCACGTCACCATCACTCGTGAAGTCCTCAAGCAGTTCGAAGCGGATAAAAAAGAGGAACGGAGAAGGCGATCTGCTGGCAACGAGCCCTGCAATTTGTCCACTGCAAGAATTGCAGGGCTGGAGCACAATCCGCACTGCAGAATTTACAGGGACAGCACTGCAGAGAATGCAGGGAATTACGTAGAGAATACCGTAGAGGTTATTAGCTATGAAGAGGAGGAACCTCTTTCTTACCATAACCACTACGCTGTTGTGTCTCTCGGTGACGACCCAACACAGCCCTTCCCGATACCAGCAAACGACGATGAGGCAGAAAGCCTTCTGGACACGATTTGCGCCGACGTGCAGCGCGTCGAGTCCGTCAGGCGTACCCTAAAGCTGTTCCTGATGGGCGGAACTCTGTCACCGCAAAGAGCGGTGAATATCCTTGGTAACGAGGCGAGGACCGCGGCATGAGCGAAACACAGATCATCGTATTCCCTCTCACAAGGCGAATGGGGAAGATCAGAACAGTCGCGGCGACGCTGAAGGCGATGCGCACGGAGAAAATGGCGCGCGCCTATCGGACACAGATCACCGCGGCTCTGCTCAACCAACTCGGCAAGCTCGGTGTCGAGCCAAGTGATCAGCATGAGTCGGTTTTTGAATTTTGGCGCGCGGTCCACGACGAGATTGCGAGAAGCATTGAAGGGGCAGCTTGATGGAAGAACGCCATTTCCCCGTTTGGGATCAGCAACCGAGCGAAGAATTCGTGAGCGGCTGGCATGAGCATCTGAACTCGACCGGCTACCCGGAACTGTTCGATCGTGTGTCCACGGCGCGGCCGTTCAATCTGGCGGACGTGCGCCTCCTCTCCGGCGAGCTGCGGGTGCCGGTTCTGCGTCGCGAAGACCAAACGCTGGTGCCGTGCCCGCTGTGCCAGCCGAACAGTCCTAAGTTCAAGGTTGGGCGCATGGCCTGGTTCCCGCACGAGAAGACGGTTCTCTTCATCGGCCATGAATGTGCGAAAAAGCACATCGGCGAAGACTATGTGAAGGCTGACGACCTCTATCGCAAGCAGGCGCGCTGCCGGCGCTATCAGGCGTCGTGGGAAGAGTTCCAATTTCGCCGTGAGGATCTGTGCACTTTGGTGGCGCGCATGATGCCGGTGGCGAAGTCACTAGAGCTCTCGCGTTGGCACCAGTTGGAGAAAGATGCGCCAGGGTTCGCGCCGTTTCTGCATAACGAACTGTCCCTGATGAACGGCTCCATCTCTGTCATGGTGGATACCGGGCTGAAGGACGACCGGAAGAAGAGGATATTCGAAACTCTGCATGTCGGGGCCGTCCGCGGCTACGAAGTACTCGGCTCGAGCCGCCGACCGGTGAGGGACCTGGAAAAGGCAAAGCAGGTCCTCGATGACATTGCCAAGCCCTTGCCTGCTTGGAACGCGAGCGACGATGACACGGCCGGCATGGAGGAAATCCTCTCCCGCGGTCTCCGTGCAATGTCGATGCTGAAGAGCCTCCGCGAAACGCTCGCCTTCCTGCTCGGCGCGCGTGGCTTCTGGAATGCTGAAAACCTGGCAGTGCTGGAGAGATGGGGCCGGATGGATGAATCCCCGTTTGCTTCGTTGGAATTCCGCAGAGAGGGCAACCGAGTGTTCCTTCGATCGGAGAGCTACCAGGGCAAGCACTACTCGAACATCACCGTACCGGAAACGCTCTATGCGTATCTCCCCGATCCGGAGAGCTACGCTCCCCTGAGCCCCATCAACGAAATTTACCCGGATGCAAGAACATGGCGCACATGAGCAAAAACCGATTCCGTAAATTCACTGGCAAGCGCTCCTATGAAATCGACCATGCGGCTTTTTCTGTCGGGCTTCATATCTTCGCTGATGGCGCTTGCGAGCCCAACCCCGGCCCTGGCGGATGGGGCGTGGCAGTCTACAGGGACGGCGTGGAAGTTGCTTCCGATCACGGCGGAGACGCAGACACCACGAACAATCGGATGGAACTGAAGGGGCTGCTGAAGGGCATCGAGGTCGCAAAGGCGCTCGGGGCTCCTGCGGTCCTCTGGTGCGACTCTCAGTATGCGGTGAAGGGTGCGAATGAGTGGATGCACAATTGGAAGAAGCGGGGCTGGAAGAAGCCGGGGAACGAGGAGCTGAAGAACATCGAGCTTTGGCAATCGATCGACGCTGCTCTCTCCGGCGCTGACCAGATCACCATTCGCTGGTGCAAGGGGCATGCGGGTATCATCGGCAACGAGCGTGCGGACGAGCTGTCGAATATCGGCATAGCATCCGTCCCCGGCGTGTCGACGGTGCAAGAACCTGTTGATTACCTGACCGTCGAATATCGTAGCCACATGGGTGAATAGTGCTGGAATCTCAATTATTTGCTATGCTTCGCAAATCGGAAAACGAGGGCATTTGAATGGGTCACTGGTACGTGTTGAGGACGCGCGCAGGGCAGCAACAGAAAGCCATGCTCGAATTCGAAGATAACGGCATCACGGCTTACTGCCCAACGATGCGACGGGAAACCAGGCACCATCAGACCAAAAAATGGATGATGCGCGAGTACCCGCTATTCACCGGCTATGTGTTCGCGAACCTTCGGATATCGGACTTCGGCACGCTTCGCGATATGCGTTCTGTCCTCTCTTTTCTGGCTGATGCCGGCGGCACGCCTATTCCGGTGCCAGGCGATGTCGTGGAAGACATCCGCGACGCTCAAGAGCGCGGAGACTTCGACGTCCTCCGGCCGCCCGTTCGTCGACTGAGGGCTGGCGACACCGTGCAGGTCAAAGACGGCCCGCTTGCCGGTCATTACGCGTCAGTAACGAATATAGTAGGCCGGCGTGCAATCAAAGCTTTTGTGGAAATGTTCGGAATGCTGCGCGAGGTGGAAATCGGGCTTGAAAGTATCAGGCGAGTAGCTTAGATTGTCGCTCAGCGATTTGCAGCCTGTTCTGCTGGGCGCCATAGAGTGACCCACGAGGCTCCGGGGAGGTTTCGCGCTCCCCGCTACGGGCTTCTATTGTCAAAATTTGTCTCCTTTTGGTCGACTGGACGGATGTGGCTGCCCTAAGCTGCAGCTTCATCCTTCTGTAGTTTTTTTAGGTCCCGTCCTGTGAGCGATATTTCTCCGCCAGGAACCTTTAAGTTGAGCGCGGAAGCACGACCCAGAATTGCTGACGCCAAGTAGTCGGCGGGATGCATATCAGCGGAATCATCTTTCTCGCCCTTGGAGAAAAGATTTCTCGATATTGTCTCGAGCAAATGCTCTGGCATTGGTCGATCTTGCGAGAGCTTCCACTCCAGAGCAGCTTCGACCACCCAGCTTGCTCGGTCGATATCCAATTCAAATTGCTTCAGGTGGAATTCAGCGTCGGCATACCGTTCAAACCAGCGGTTCATCCACCGCAAGTACCATGCCATGAGGCCCAGCAGCGCGAGCGTTATCGAGGCCGGCTTGAGACCCGTCACAATAGTTTGAGCTGCACTCGCATTTTGCGGAAGCGAGCCAAACTGAAGCGAAAAGTAAACCACCAGAATGCCGAGAAAGATCATCGACGCAATCACCGCGACGTGAATCGGCCTTCGATTAGCGGTTGTCTCGGGCGTAACGCGTAAGCTGTCGGCCCGTTGAGCTATCTTGGCCTTTAGGTCTCTATGCAATTCGCGTCGAGCGTGCGTATTGCTACGGTCATCCAGCTCGCGCTCTCTGCGAGAGAGTAGCTCCTGTTGCTCGCTTAGTTCTGCAAGTCGTTTTTGCAGTCGATCGGACCGCGCTGCTTCCTCTCTAGAAAACTCCTCATCGAGTTGCACGCGCCTGCGTGCAAACTCCTGCTCCAGCGACGTTCGCGCGTCAGCAGCTTGCTTGCCGACGTCGAGCACCATCTTTTGCAGTTGGATGTTCTGGCGATGATGCGAAGCCAATAGATCGCGGAAGAGTTTCGGATTTCGAAATAGTCCTGCGACTTTCTCTTGGTCGTGTCCGAATGTTTCTGCGACTAGATCTTGTATTGCCCGTACGGTCTCCTCGTCGATCCCCTGTCGTGGAGGACTCGTATCTGACGCGCTGTTGTGGATGGTCAAAGAGTCATAAAGGAGCGCCTCGCTGCCAGTCACCGTCTGGCGGTCAACAGTGACGCTGAACCGATTTGCTCCAACGTTTGCCCAAGATAGGCGGTGAATCTTCTCGTCCTGGAAACCTTGAACTGCGTTCTCATCGTCGGTGGCGATCTGGAAATCAGCAGACCCACCGACAGTTTTGACAGTTACGTGGGCCGCACCAATCAATCGCGCGATGCTCAAGAGGAACGTCAGTATCTCGGCATCTGAAAGCTTGGGCACTAGAGAAGTCGTTTGAGGCATGAAGATTCTCGCGCGGGGTTCATAACTGAGGGCCGCAAATACACGAGGAAGAGAATTCACGTGCCATCCCTCCCATTTTCCTATTCCGCGATTAATCAACCGTGAATGGTGACGAGCTCGATGGCTGATGAAACTGCCGAAAAACTGCCGGCTCACCTCCGCGACGATCTGAAGTTCAAGCCCGGGCAGTCAGGCAACCCTGCAGGAAGGCCGAAGGGCGCGCGCTCCAAGCTCGGCGAGGCTTTCCTCGAAGCGATGCACAACGACTTCGAGCAACATGGAGTCGAGGCAATCGTGAAGGTCAGGTCTGAGAAGCCGGATCAATATCTCAAGGTAATCGCCTCGATCCTGCCGAAGGATCTGAACGTCAACATCAACAACATGGACGATTTAACGGATGACCAGCTTATCCAGCGCATCCGGCAACTCGACTCCGCAATCCGACCTTTCCTCGATACTCAAGGAGCAGGCGGCCCTGTTGGCGGAACTGGACCGGAGACGACGCACTAACCTGCTGAGCGGGTACAAGCCTTATTCGAAGCAGAAGGAATTCCACGCGGCCGGCAACCGCTACCGTGAACGCCTGTTCATGGCTGGTAACCAGCTCGGCAAGACGCTTGCGGGTGCTGCCGAAGCGGCGATGCATCTCACCGGCAAGTATCCGGACTGGTGGGAAGGCAAGCGCTACGACAAGCCGATTGTCGCAATTGCCGGTTCGGAGTCATACGAGCTGACCAGGGACGGCGTGCAGCGCCTTCTCGTTGGCCCTCCGATGACTGAGGAGGAATGGGGCACTGGGTATATACCGAAGGCCGATATTATCTCCAGCACCCGGCGCTCTGGGGTGTCTGGCGCGCTGGATAGCATCACGGTTCGGCATGTCTCGGGCGGAACGTCAACTCTGCTCTTCAAGGCATACGAGCAGGGTCGTGGTAAGTGGCAGGCAAACACGGTTGATTACATCTGGTTCGATGAAGAGCCGCCAGAAGACGTGTACTTCGAAGGCATCACGCGAACCAACGCAACGCAAGGGTTGATCGCGGTCACGTTCACGCCTCTCAAGGGCATGAGTTCGGTCGTCGCCCGGTACATTCTGGAGCACTCACCGGATCGCAGCGTCATCACGATGACGATCGAGGACGCCGAGCACTACACGCCGGAAGAGCGGCAGAAGATCATTGACAGCTATCCTGCTCATGAGCGGGAAGCGAGGACGAAGGGCGTTCCGTCGCTCGGCTCGGGTCGGATCTTCCCGGTAGCTGAGGAACTAATCACGGTCGTTCCCTTCGAGGTTCCGAAGCATTGGGTCCAGATCTGCGGGATCGACTTTGGGTGGGACCATCCAACAGCCGGCGCTCGGCTGGCATGGGACCGTGATGCAGACGTGATCTACGTCACGACGGTTTACCGACAACGTGAGGCGACACCCATCGTGCATGCGGGCGCACTGAAGCCGTGGGGCGCTTGGCTCCCATGGTCATGGCCACACGACGGCAACAACGATATGGCCGCCGGCCCGAACCTTGCATCGCAGTACAGGGCGCAGGGGCTGAACCTGCTCCCGGAGAGGGCGACTTTCGAAGACGGCAGCAACAGCGTTGAGGCTGGCCTCATGGAAATGCTGGACCGGATGATAACCGGCCGGTTCAAGGTCTTCTCGACCTGCGGCGAGTGGTTCGAAGAGTTCCGGCTCTATCACCGGAAAGACGGCAAGGTCGTGAAAGAGCGTGATGACGTGATTTCAGCCTCGCGATACGCGCTGATGATGAAGCGCTTTGCCAAGGTCAAGGCCGAGGCGGCCGCATGGAAGTTCCAAGATCGGAAGGTTGTTTGATGGCTGCAATGTCGAAAGAGCAGGTTGCGGCCCAGGTCTCGCAGCTCGTCAAGGATTGCGAGAACTATCGGGACGAGCTTTCCGTCGATCGTATCAAAGCGATGGAGTATTACGACGGCGAGATGAAGGACACGCCGGCCGACGCGAACCGGTCGAAGGTCGTCTCTCGTGATGTCCGCTCGGCTATCAAGAAGGTTCTGCCGTCTCTCATTCGCACGATCCTCGGCAATGACAAGGTTGTCGAATACCAGCCGGTGAACGAGGGCGACGAGGCCGCAGCGGAGCAGGCGACGGATTACGTCAACTTGGTCGTGTTCCCCGAGAGCGATGGCTATGACGCCGTCCAGGATGCCGCGCACGACGCGCTGAAGCTCCGGAACGGCATCATCCGCTGGTGGTACGACAAGAAGCGGAAGGTTCAGGTCTCGAAGCATACGGGCCTTGACGAGCAGGCGCTGGTGCAACTCGTTGCCGCCGATGATGTCGAGGTGCTGGAGCAGGAAGCCTACGAGGAGCAGATCGACACGCCGCAGGGACCGCAGCCGGTCACGCACTACAATGTGAAGATCCGGCGCGTCTCCGAATACGGGTGCACCAAGCTCGCCGCGGTCCCGCTGGAGGAATTCCTCATCCACCCGGACGCCATCTCGATCGATGACAGCCCGATCACCGGCATGAAGACGCGCCTGTGCCGCTCCGATCTGGTCGCGATGGGCTACCACCGGGAGAAGGTCGACAGCTTTCCGGCTTCGGGCTCGGATATCGACGAGGAGGAAGAGGAGTTCACCCGCCGGCGCGATGCCTTCGACGAGAACGATTCGATCGTCAAGGCGCTGCAGGAGGTCGACTACTACGAGCTGTATGTGAAGATCGATGCGGATGACGACGGCATTGCCGAACTGCGCCGCATGGTCTTTGCCGGCGGCCTGGCGGAGGTCAATCTCCTTGAAGATGAGGAGTGGGATGAAGTCCCGTTCGCCGACCTGATCACCGAACGCCGGCCGCATCAGCGCGAAGGCAATTCCGTCACCGACGACATGGCGGAGATCCAGCGCGTCAAGACCGTGCTGATGCGTCAGACGCTGGACAACCTCTATTGGCAGAACAACCAGCAGCCAATCGTTCAAGAGGGCACGATTGCCAACCCGGAGGCCGTGCTTAATCCCAAATTCGGGCAGCCGATCCGGGTCAACCAGGGAGTCGATGTCCAATCCGCGGTCGGTTACAACATCGTGCCGATGGTCGCGGACAAGTCCTTCGCGATGCTCTCCTATCTCGACCAGGAGGCGACCGACAGGACCGGCATTTCCGACGCTTCCTCCGGCATGGCCCCGGATGCGCTGCAGAACATGACCGCCAAGGCCTCGGCGATGATCGAGGCAGCCGGCATAGGCCAGACCGAGTTGATGGTCCGCACCTTCGCGCAAGGCCTCAAGCGCGTCTTCCAAGGCCTGCTGAAACTCGTCATCAAGCACCAGGACAAGCCGCGCATAGTGCGCCTGCGCAATCAGTGGGTGACGTTCGATCCGCGCCAGTGGAATGCGGAGATGGATTGCACCGTCAATACCGGGCTCGGCGCGGGCACGCGTGAGCGCGACATGATGATGATGCAGGTGGTTGGCGCGCAGCAGGAGAAGCTGCTTGCGGCTTACGGGCCCGTCAACAATCCGTATGTCTCGGCGGAGAACATCTGGAATTCTGTCTCTCGTGGCGTGGAAGCCGCCGGCCTGCGCACTCCGGACCTGTATTTCACCAAGCCGACGCCGGAGCAGATCGACCAACTGCAGAAGGCGCAGGCGAGCAAGCCCGATCCCGAGATGGAGAAGGTCAAGATCAAGGCTCAGGCCGACCAGCAGAAGGCCCAGCTCGACGCCCAGCTCCAGCGCGAGAAGATGCAGCAGGAAGCGCAACTCGAAACCCAGCGCATTCAGCAGGAAATGGCCCTGAAGCGCTATCAGATCGAGCAGGAGATCCAGCTCAAGCGGCAGACCAACGCCATGCAGATGCTGACGCGTGATCCGGTAGCGAGCGTGAACATCGGCGGGGATCCGGGCTGATGCGGCAGGAAGACAAGACCGCCGCCGCCCGCGTGCTGTTCGACATGCCGCTGTTTCACCTGCTCATGGAAGAGCTCGAAGCGGCCGCCGTCAACGGCTGCGTCAACGCCAAGAATACAGATCATGATGCCCGCGCCGCCTTTGCGGCCGAAGTGCGGG